CGGGCCGCATGATCGCGACCGACATGCCGTCCACCTGCGACACCTGCGCGATCGGCATCGACCCGGGCGCCCGCGATCGGTTTGCGATCGTGTGGTGGTACTTCCACAGCCGCCTACCCCGTGACCTGTGGCACGGCGGCGAGTGGGTCACCGACCGCGGCGCCAACGCCGGGTGGCTGGAGGCGGGTAAGGTGCTCGACCTCATCGAGGCGCACGTCACCGGCGGCACGACCTGGAAGGTGTATGACGCGGGCGGATCGAAGGTGACGCTGGACCTGTTCTCCAAGACGGTAGGGCACCACGTCGTCACCGCGGCGGCGAAGACGGACCTGTTCGGGCGCGTCGAGCGGATGGCCTCTCTGTTCGAGGAGGGCAAGGCGCACGTCATCGCGGGGTCGCAGCTGGAGATCGACTACCAGCTGGCCGCCTGGGACGCCGACAACAAGGCGGCCGGCAAGTACAAGTGGAGCGCCGCGGGCGTTCACCCGGACGTGTCGGACGCGGGAGGCTATGGGGCGGAGAAGTTCTGGGACGTCACCGCCCCCGCGCCCAAGACCGCCAAGACGCTGGCACAGCTCGAGGAAGAGGACTGGATCGAGAAGATGCGCGTCAACCAGGCCGTCAAAGACTACGGGCCCCCCGAAGACCTGCAGGACCGCGGTGGCGGCAGCTACGGCACCGGAAACGGGGAGTAACGGGGCCCAAAAACCCTCCATGGTGTGGCGAGGCCGAAGAAGCACCCGCTCCAAGCCGCCTTGCAGGCGCTCGGACGTACCCCCGAGGACGTGGAGCATTGCATCGTCGACGCCGCCGGCCGGGTGGAGCTGTTCTTCCGCACCCCCGTAGCGGCGCCCGCCGCGCGCGCCGACGAGGCCGAGACGCCGCCGGGCCCCGCGCCCGCCGGCCGTGACCCGACGACGGCGCCCGTCGAGGCCTGGGACCTGAGCTGATGGCGGTCGTGGCGCGGTACAAGGCCCCCGAGCGCCAGCTGAAGGGGAAGATGCGCGTCTTCGAGGCCGACAAGGACAACGCCGCGCAGGCGCTCGCCAGCTGGTGCAACGACCTCGAATCACGCCGGTGGTTCAGCCGGTGGGAGAACCTCAAGTTCTGGCGGTACTTCACCGGGCGGCCGGCGATCTTCGCCTACAACCTGTCCAGCATCGCCCGCCCCGCGGCGGTCAACCGATTCCAGCGCGCGACCTTCACCGCGCCCGTCAAAAACATCATCGCCCAGTGCTACCAGACGCTGGACAACCGGATCTTCAAGAACCGCCCCGCGCTCATGGTCTGCCCCGACGCGGGCGACTACGACGAGCAGTTCAAGGCCATCGAGCAAACGCGCTGGCTCGACGCCTTCTTTGCGGACGGCATGTGGCCGCTGGTCGAGGAAGCGACGCAGGACGGGGCGTGCTGGGGCTCGGGCTTCGTCCAGGTCGACACGGGGCTCGACAACAAGGCGATCCGCAAGCGCATCGTCAAGCAGGACGAGATCATCATCGACGAGGCCGAGGGCGCCACCGATCAGGTGAGCCAGCTCGCGATCCGCACGTTCGAGAACCGATACGACCTCCTAGCCGCCTTCGGCGACAGCGACGAGGCGGTGGCGGCCATCAACCAGGCCCCGAAAGCGGAGCTCGGCTTCTACTGGGACAACGACCTGGACCTGACCGACATCGTCGTCTTGCGCGAATACTGGCACCTCGACCCCGACGGCAAGACCGGGAGGCACATCCTCGCGACCTCGAATTACTGCTTCTGCTACGAGAAGTACGAGCTCGACCATTTCCCCCTCGCCAAGTTCACGTTCAAGCGGCTGGGATACTTCGGCAAGGGCGGCGTCGAGGAGTCGCTCGGCCTCCAAAAAGAGCACAACCGGATGTCACTGGCCATGTGGGAGAACTTCCGCCGCATCGCCTACCCGCGCTGGCTCATCCCCGCGGGCCAGGGGATCAACGAGGGCGAGCTGAACGACAAGTCGGCCGGGTTCGTCCACTTCAAGGAGAAGCCCCCCACCGACGTCGTCGCGAAGGCCGCGAGCCCCGAGCAATTCGAGTACCTGCAGGGCCTCGAACGCAGCATCAAGGAGGTCTGGCGCGTCTCCGAGCAGGCCGCCGCCGGCCTCCCGCTTCCGGGCGCCAACAGCGGCCGCGCGCGCCTCGTGCAGGACCAGCTCGACGATCGCGCCCACGTGACGCTGCTCCTGCACCTCGAGGACTTCGTCGAGCAGATCGGCTACCTGGCCGTCGAGGCGGGCGAGAAGGTCAAGCCGACCATGCGCGTCCCCGGCCGCCGCTCCGAGGCGATCAAATACCCCGGATTCGGCAAGGTGAAGGCGGGCGACAAGCGCATCCGCGCGTTCCCGCTGTCGAGCATCCCGCAGAGCATCGCCGGCAAGCAGGATTGGATCGACAAGGCGTTCGGCGAGGGTCGCATCTCCAAGGAGACCAAGACCCGACTTGAGAACCTCCCCGACATCGACGGCGAAGTCGACCTGATGGACAGCAGCGCCAACAGCGTCCGCAAAGCCTGCTTCCAGATGCTCAAGACCGGCAAATACGTCCCGCCGAGCGGGTTCGGTGACCTGCCCGACCAGCTCGCCTACGTCCAGGCCAAGGTCTTGCTCGAGCAGGACAACGGCGCGCCGCCCGAGCGCGTGTCGCTGCTGTTCCGGTACGCGGCCGCGCTCGACGACATGATCGACGACGCCACCGCGCAGGCAGGGCCGCCCCCCGGCGCGCCTCCCGGTCCCGGCGGCCCCGGCTTCGGAGACCAGCCGCCCCCAGGCGTCCCCGGCGTCCCGACCGGCCAAGCTCCGACCCCCGGCCTGCCCACAGGTCCCCCCAAGAACGTATCGCTCCCCCCAGCTCCATAGCGACCGACTAGCCAAAGGCCCACCATGATCCAGCCCGCAGACGGTAGCCCGCCGAAGGTCACGTCCACCGCAGAAGCCCCGCTCGACGCTCATGCGCCGGCGCCGGTGGACGAAGGCAGGGGCGCCATGCCCGTCGCCCGATCCTTCGACGACATCAAACAGGAGATGCTCGAAAAGGCGGCCGAGGTGGCAGCCGCCGCCGCGCCGCCCGATGAGCCAAAGCCCGCGGACGGCGACGAGGTCGACGGCATCACGACGGAGGAGCTCGCTGCGTTCGTCACCCGATCCAAGGCGGTTCGGGCCGAGCGGGCCAAGGTCCGCGCGCTGGAGGCCGACGCCCCGAACGTGGCCAAGGCCAAGGCGATCGCCGACGCCATTGCCGCAGGGAATCATTTCGAGGCCGCCAAGCTGGCCGGCATCGACATGACCAAGGCCACGATGCAGGCGATGGGCGAGGAGGGCGCCGACCCGCGCGACGCCGAGCTGGCCGCGCTCAAGGCCAAGGACAAGGCCCGAGAGGACGCGGAAAAGGTCGCGACCGCCAAGGCGGCGCAGGACGCCGCGATCGAGAAGGGCCGCGAGGCCACGGTGGCCGAGGTGGTCAAGGACGCCGTCGCCTACCCGTCGCTCTCCAAGGACCCGCCCGCCATCCGCAAGGCGCTCATCGCCGCAGAGGAGCTGTTCGTCGAGGTGCAGCAGGACAAAAAGCGGGCCCTCACCTCGGCCGAGGCCGATCGGCTGATCAAAGCGTGCCTGGACACGGCCGAGGCGGAGGCCGAGGCAAAGAACCCTTCAAGTCATAGCGCCACCCCGAGCCGGCCATCGCAGAGGCAGACCGCAAGCCGCGTCCCACGCGCACCGCTCACCTCTCCGTCCAAACCACTTTCGTTCGATGAAGCCCGCGCGCTGATTCGGAGGAAGTAACCAAAGGCTCACCCCATGACCACCGCGCTCGATCCTTCCGTCCTCGACCTGCTCGTTCCGGCCCTCGACGCCGCCCTCCCGGACATGACGTTCGGCGGCAACTTCGCGTCGATCACCGGGCTCTTCCAGAAGGAGGACAAGTCGGGCTCGTTCGTCGCCGTTCCGGTCGACGTGTCGCTCGGCGGTGGTGGCGGTGGCGATCTGCCGACCGCGTACGCCGACTCGACGCTGACCAACCGCGCGCAGTGGCAGGTCCCGGCGTATCGGCAGTACGGCACCGTGAAGGTGCCGCTGTTCGATGACGCCTTCACCAAGGGCCCCGAGTCGGCGGCAGAGCTGCTCATGGACGAGTCGAAGAAGGCGATGAACATCGCCCGCCTCGGCCTCGACCAGGCGCTCAGCTCCGACGGGTACGGCACGCTCGGCGTCGTGCTCAGCGCGACGATCATCAGCGCGGGCCCGGACTGGACGGTGGTTTTCGCTCTCCAGAGCGAGATCCTGAAGTTCCGCCCGAAGATGACCATCACCCAGAAGACCACCGCCAACGCCTCGACGCTGAACAGCGGCACCGGACTGGTGAAGTCGGTCAACGTCTCGGCCAAGACGATGGTCGTCACGGTCGCGGGCGGCTTCACCCCGACGGCGGGCCGCTTCATGGGGCAGGCCGGAACGCAGGCCGCGTCCACCAGCTTCTCCACCTGGCCCGGCATCCCGGCGCTCATCCCGCCGCCGAGCGCGCGCCCGCTGGCGCCCGGCTACACCATCAACGGCGTAGACGTCTCGGTCGACGAGCAGAAGCTCGCCGGGTCGTACCTGGACGGCACGAACATGGACGCGCTGGAGGTCATCGGGCAGCTGGACGCCATGATCGCGAACGTCCCCGGCGCGATGCCGGACACGGTCCTGGTGTCGTTCTCGACCAAGCAGAAGATCATGAGCGACCTGCAGACGCAGCGCCGCTACAGCGAGGCCCGCGAGATCAAGGGCCCCGGCATCGATGTCTACTTCAAGGTGGTCACGATCAACGGCGTCGCCGGTGATCTGAACATCGTCGGGTCGAGCAACTGGCCCGACAACCTGATCGCGGTCCTGTCGTCCAAGGACTGGGTCCTGGCGTCGCCCGGCAACAAGCCGTTCGTCCCGGCCACGGCCTCGGGGAACCCCGTCGTGGAAATCCCTGGCGAGGACTTCTGCGTCGTCAAGTACCGGGCCCAGGCGTTCGTCTACTGCCGCGCGCCCGGCGGGTCCGGTATCGCCAGCTGCCGCGCGTAAGGAGCCACATGAACCGTTGGGCAAAATCCGATCGAACCAGCTCTGACAAGGGGCTGGTCGACATCTTCCTGCAGTACACGTCGGGCGCCACCGGGGCGATCCCCGCCACGCTGACACACGCCAACTTCATCAAGTCGGTCGTGCGCGATGGTGCCGGCGACATCACGATCACCCTGCAGGACGGATACGTCGGGTGGGCGGAGATAGATGGCAGCGTCGTCCAGGCGTCGTTCGATGTTACCACGGGGTGGCAGATCGTCCCGGACGTGGTCGACGTGGGGGGAACCATCCCCACGATCGGCCTGCTCATCGTCGGCCAGGATGGCACCTCGGGCATCTTCTCGGCCAAGGACACCGCCGACGGGGACATCGTCTCCGTCCACATCTGCCTGCGGAAGCTGTAGGCGATGGCCGATAAGAAGTTCGCGGACGCAGCGATGGCCCGGTTTAACGGCGACGGGGGCGACTCCGAAGGGCCGGGGGACCAGGCCGGCGCGGCCGACGAGCCCGAGACGGACGCCGACCTCGGCAAGATGGCCGGCGCGGCCATGCGGCGCTCGGACTGGCCCGCGTTTTGTGAGGCGATCAGGAAGATCTGCGGGCAGTAGGAGCGGCGCGCATGCCGCTCATCAAAAGCACCTCAGACAAGGCCCGGTCGGCGAACATCGCCACCGAGCGTCGCGCGGGCCGCCCCGAGAAGCAGGCCATCGCCATCGGCTACTCCGAGCAGCGCGCGGCGGCCAAGAAGAAGAAGCGCGCGCCCACCTACGACGAGGTGAAGAAGAAGTATTTCAGCGGGGGGAAGTAAATGGCGATCACCGTCGAGGACCTGATCGCACAGGTCCGCCAGCGCACGATGACCACGAACAACAACGTGGTCACCGACGACGAGGTAGCCGAATACCTCTCCGACGCGCTCAAGGTTCTATACGACATCTTCGTCGAGAACTGGCAGCACTGGTTTTTCAAGAGCTTCTCGTTCACCCTCGCAGGCGGCGTCGGCGGCAACAGCGTCCCGCTGCCGGTTGACTTCCAAGTCGACCTTGGGCTCAACCTGAACCCGCTCAGCCCCACCCCGACGACGGTCCCGCGGCTGTCGACCTTCAACCAGCGCAACGACCTGGCGCAGTGGGGGACATTTAACCCCAATCTGCCCGGAGTGCCCACGAATCGCCGGTACGTCCTGAACGGCGACGAGCTGGTGGTGCTCCCGGTCTTGTCGGCTCAGGGCGATTACGAGCTGTTCTACCAGGCGCAGATCGCCGACCTCGCGCTGACCAAGACGCGCAGCTTCGCCATCGACGCGAGCGACCACCCGACCGTCTCGGGCAGCGGCTCGGCCTTCGTCTTCGCCAACGGCGGCTTCGACGCGGCCCGCGACGTCGGCGCGGTGTTCACCGTCACTTTCGACGCGCCCAACGCGCTGTTCAGCGGCACCTACATGATCACCGCCGTCAACAGCCCGACGTCGATCGACACGGACCCCAGCGTCGACCCGTTCACCTTCACCGGACCCGCAGCAGGCCCCGACGTTGTCGAGACCTATCAGCCCGTGAACACCATCAACGTGCTCCCCCAGGTCATCAACCCGTGGCAGCTGTTCTTGAAGGCGCACGCCGCGTGCACGGTGAACGCGAAGCGCGACCTCACGAACCCCGACATTCAAAGAACGGTCGACCAGGAGCATGCGCGCGCCGTGCAGATGGCGCAAAAGCGCACCAGCGACCTGAAGCAGAGCCCAATTACCCGCGGCCAAGGCAACCCGCTGTTCGGCCCCTGGGATGGGGGAGCCTTTGGCGACGGCTGGTAACGGCAAGTTCCAGGTCATCACGACCGGGGACCCCAATCTGGATCGGGTGCAGCAGAATGTCGCCGAGAAGTTCGCCGCGCAGGACGCCGCGCAGGCGTCGAGCGGCATCACGCTCGTGTCTGGCAACTACACCTTGCAGCCGACAGACCGCTACCTGCTCGTGAGCCCCACCAGCGACACCACGATCGCCCTCGGCTCTCCGTCGCTTCCGTACGTCTCGACCATCGTCAACAACGGCCCGAAGAAATGCACGGTGAGCACCGCCGATGGCAAGACCAGCTTTGGCGACGTGGCCGTCAACGAGAGCATCACGATCGTCTCGGACGGCAAGGCCTGGAGTAAGCTCTTCTGATGGCCCGGCCCAGTGATGTCGACGTCTTCCTCGCCGCGCTGTCGCAGCAGCCGGCGGCACACGGCGGTCCCATCGGCCGCATCGTGGCGTTGCAGAACGGCATCGCAACCCATTACACCGGCGCTACGCAGAGCGCGAACGGACCCACCGCGGCCAAGCTGAAGATCGAAACGCGCGCGGGTTTTACCGGCCTCACCACGGTCCTGCGCAACGCCTCGAGCGGGGCGACGGCCTCGGGCGCCTGGATCGGCCCCGAGGTGCTCGACGAGCTCGGCGGACAGCTGGTCTCCACGTGCAAGTCAATCCCGCGCGTCTGGAACGGGACCGACTTCACCTATTACGGCGACACGCGGGTGATCGCTGATGTGCTGGCCGAGTCTGTCTTCCACACGACCGACCGAGTCATTCAGGTGTCGTCGCACGCCAAGATCGGCGCGGTGACCTGCTCCGTGTGGACGGAGATCACCTACTCGCCGGCCGGTAACCCGATCGGGACCTCATTCGTCGGTTTCAAGTCGGGCGAGACCTGGATCAGAACCCCATCGGTGCTCTACGGGCCCGGCGTGGCAAATCAGCCAGTGCTCGCCAAGGTCGTAACGGACGGCGTGATCTTCTGGACATTCACCAACGAGGACGCCACCGGGCACATCATCGTCCAGGCATTCGATACGCACGGCGTTCAGCTCGCGTCGAAGTCGATTACCAAGAACAGCACGACCAGCCCCGGCGACTGGGATGTGGCGTTTCTCACCGCGAGCCACGTCGTCTTGATCCAGCCCACCGACGGCACCGGCGCCGCCGACGGAGTCGACTTTTCGACACTCACCTACGCCACCGGAGTGATCAGCGAGGCGCGCGTTAGCGATGCGACCGTGCATTGTCGGGGCGCGCTGTCGTGGCTCACCAACGATCTGAACGGGCTCGGCTACCTGGCGACGCTCGGCGCCGGCTCGGGCAGCACGGGGACCGTCTGGGGCTACCAGGCCACCGGCGCGGGGAAGTCGCACGAATTCAACCTCGCCAAGACGGTCGCAAAACGCGCCTTCCTCGATTCGCTGATCGGCTGGCCCGTCGACAGCGGGACGCCGAACCAGCCGACGCTGTTCGTGGGCGTCGCGTATCTGGCCGACGGCACGAGCACCGCCAAAGGGGCCCTGTTCGACCCGATGTTCCGATCGGTCACGGTCTACTCGTGCACCTGGACCAACACGGTGACGACGATTCGGCAGAACATGTCGACGGTCCCGGTCTCGCGCGCGTTCCTGCACAACGGCGAGTATTTTTACTTCAGCTACTACCAGAGCGGCTCCGGGACGGTGACGAGCGTCGATTCGATCACCGTGAGCCACACGGCGGGCGATCTGATGACCGGCCCGATCGATCAGCCGATCAAGGTCCAGCCCGATGACAGCACGCAAGGCGCTCTCGTCGCGACGTCGGGCCCGAGCGTCTACACCTCGGCCACCGAGCCGTCGCAAGCCCTCACCTCGGGGGACAAGGTCGAGGTCTACACCGTCGTGGCTGGCGACGTCCTCAACAACGCGCCCGTGGGGATGCCGGTCGGTACCAATGTCCTCAAGTGGACGCTCTCGCTCGCCTATGGAAGCATCGGCTACTACGGATCGGTCCTGCACGTCTCGGCCTGCAGCTCGCCATCCGCCCTCGGGCTCTGGACGATCCTGCTGCCCGACGTCGCGGCGAACGCCTTTTACACCAACCTGACCAGCGCGAGCGGCGGTACCGTGAGCCCGGCGACGTTCACCTCGGGGACCGCCGAGATCATCTCCTACACGCTCTATGCGATCCCCGGCCTTCCCACCTTCGTCGACCCGCTGACGATTCCGATCATCGCGGGCGGTCCGCTGGTGGTCACGGGCGATTCCGTCTCCGGCAACAACGGGACCTTCGCGTCCGGCCGGTTCGGCCTCACCCGCGACGCCGATCCGAATAGCGGCTACTGGCTCAACAGCATCGAGCTGCCCTATGTGGCGGTCCTGACCGCGGGGCAGAGCGACAGCTTCCACGGCTTCAGCGCGACGCTCTCGCCGCCGCATCCCGAGCGGTGGCACTTCAACGGAGACCACTTCGACGATTCGTATATCGGGACGTTCCTCGACGTCTCCGATCCTCCCGGGCTCTCGAACACGCCGGCGGTGGATCTCGGGACCTTCAAGGTCACGGCATCGGCCGGCGGCGTCAACATCGAGACCACTTCGGGCGACGCCGATGGGACGATCGCGCACGTCTGGACCGGGCCGCCGTTCCCGAAGGTCGAGATTCAACAGGACATCACGCAGGCATACCGCTTCAAGCTGCAGGCGGTCACCTTCGACTATTCGTTCATCGGCGCGCTCATCTCTGTGGCGGGCGACACCGCGTTCTCGGCGAACAACGGCGTTTACAAGGTGCTTTCGATCGACCAGTCCGACACGAGCAACCACACCGTCTTCGTCTCCCCGACGGCGGTGACGACCGGCCAGCGAAACCAGCTGTTCGCGGGCACCGAGACGATTACGATCTTCCCCCCGACCAACGTTGCGCCCGAGATTCAACCGATGTGGTTTCTCACGCCGCTCACCGGCAAGCAGCCGCAGGTCGGCTGCTTCGAGCGCGGCTTGGCGGACGCCGACTGGCGGCAGGAGGGGCAGATCGTAAGCTCCGCGCCCTACCCGAATCTCTACCCGCGCGCGCTGGCGAATGTGACCTCCGATCTGGAGGTGCTGCTGCCCTACCGCGCGCGCAGCTTCATCGCTGGCCAGTTGCTCAAGTCGCCCACGGGCCAGGTGGTCAACGCCGCCTCGACGCTGCTGCAATCGACCGTCGGCCTTAAGGTGTTCTCGCTCACCCCGGACAAGGGGGCGAGCGTCCCCAGCTTCGATGAGCTGCTCATGCCCGGCCCGCTCGCGGCCAGCTTCACCGAGTCAGGGTTTCACGAGCAGGGGATCAACGTGGGCGTCGAGGCGGCGTTCATCGTCTCGGAGGAGACGGACACCGATCCCAGCGTCGTCGGCCTCGTGCCGCTGCAAAAATACATCTACCAGGTGGTCGCCACGGCGGTCGACGAGAACGGCGACCACATCGTTAGCGTGCCGAGCCCGGTGCTCGAGGTGACGCTCACGGGGACCAACAACACCGCCACGATCGGCGGCCGCACCCTGAACCCCCTCGGGACCGACGGAGTTCCGGCCACCGACGCGTTCGGGGTGAGCAACCGGATCAGCATCGTCTACAGCATCTTTCGATCGGCCGTCGTCAACGGCGTGCCGACCACGAACCTCTACGAGATCACCGACCCCCTCAACAGCAACGGCCCGTTGTACTCGGGCTCGGGCCCTGGCTCGGGGTTCACGTTCCTTTCCGACGGCCACACCTGGTATTTTCGCGACCAGGTCGCCGACGCGGTCATCACGAACCAGGACGTCATTTACACCGGGCAGGGCTTCCTGCCGGCGTTCCCGGCGCCGCCGTTCAGTCAGGGCGTCGTCTGGCAGAACCGGACGTGGCTCTGCGGCTACGATGGCGCGGTGTGGATGTCGAACGAGAAGCAAGAGGGCTCAGGGCTCACTTTCTTCCCCGCCTGGCGCTACGTCTTCCCGTCGCGCGCGGTGGCGGTGGCATCGCTGGACACGGCGCTCTACGTCTTCACGGAGGACGCGAGCATTTGGGCGATCCCGGCGGCCACCTACCCAGACGCCACCGGCAACCCGCAGTCGGGCTCGCTGCCCACGCCGCGCAAGCTCCCCTTTCGGAACTCCTGCACGGGCTTCGCGACCACGATCCGAGAAGGGATCGCCTACAGCAGCACGGCGGGCGCCGGTTCCCAGCTCTGGCTCATCACGCGCGGCCAGCAAAACCTCTGGCTCTCGCAGCCGATCCAGGACTCGCTCTCCACGATCACCGGACTCGCCGTCGACTCGAAGCAGCGGCTCTTCGTCACGACGGGCGTCAATCTCTGGTGCTATGACGGCATCCCCGAGCTGTGGTCTCAGGTCGTGCTCCCTTCGCTGCCGCTTAAGATCGCAACCCTCGGCGGCGCGCTGGCCTGGCAGGACGGCGCTCGGATCGCCGTGCAGGTGCCCGGCACCCATGCCGACGTGCTGGGAGGGACCACCTACCCGGTCCCGCTCGACATCACGCTCGCCGGCATCAGCTATGCGCAGGTCCGCGCCTACCAACGGCTCTGGGCGCTGCAACTGGTCGGGGAGTACCGCGGGCCGCACCAGCTCAACGCGATCCTGAGCTACCCGGACGATATGCCTGGCTTCCCGGACCAGTTCACGAAGGTGCCCGATCCGTCGAAACCGTACCTCATCGAGATCAACCCCACGAACGAACTCTGCTCACAGTTCGGCCTGCGGGTGTTCTCTACCTTCAACGGTATCGGCAGCCCCGCCGACAGCTTCACCCTCGAGGTGATTTCGGCCAAGGTCGGCTTGCGTGAGGGCCAGCGGGACGTCCCCGCAGATCAACGCAGCGGGTCGACGGGCTAGAAACCCTAGAAACATGGCTCTTCTGAGCGGCCTGAGCAATTATCTCTTCGGCATTTCGCCCGTTGACGACACCTTCGCCGCCCAGCAGCAACAGCAGCTCCAGCAGGAGCAAGCCGCCTACGCCGCGCGCGAGGCGAACGCCTACGCGAATCAGAGCCGCCTCGCCTCTACGCTCTACGGCGTCGCCAACGGCGGCGGGGGCCCATCGGTCGCCGGGACGCAGCTGCAGCAGGGGCTCGATCAGACCCTGGCCGCCGGCAACAGCATGGCCGCCGGCGGCTCGGGCGCGAATGGCGCCCTGGCGCGCTACGCCGCCATCTTGGGGGCCGGGCGCAGCATGGCCGACACCAACCAGTCGGCCGCGCTCCTGAGGGCCCAGGAGGTCGCCCAGGCGCGTGCGCAGCTCGGGGGCGTGCTCGGTGCCCAGGCGGGCGAATCGGGCAACCTGTATGGGACGGCGACGTCTGGCGGCCTGCAGGCGGCAGGCATCAAGGCCGGCATCGACGAGAACAACCAGAAGTCGACCGCCGCGCTCGAGGGGACCCTGCTCAGCGGCCTCTCTGGCCTCGGAGCCTCTGCGCTCACCAGCACCGGCGGCCCCCAGGCGGCGCCCGCCGCCGCCACCTCCACCCTCAACCCCTACGCCGCGGCGCAGCCGGGGTTGGCCGCCTCGACCATCAACTACGGCGTCTCAGCGCCCTCCCCCAACCCCTACAGCGCGGCCATGCCGGGATACGTGTCCAGCGTCACGGCCGGTCCCGGCATTCGCCCCGATGACGAGTTCTACGGCGGTG